CGCGCGGGGATTTGGTGACGCTGAATCACACTATGAAACTTTCTACTGATGCGGAAATCAACAAAACAATGATTATTACTGCAAAATTAAAAAGCGCGATTTTTGGCGCGACTACTCACGTGAGTGGTAAAAAATAAGCTGGGGGAAAATATGCGGGTGATTGCTATTAGTGCAAAAGGGGATGAAACTTTAGAATTTAAATCTTTACATGAAGCGGCGCGCTGGGCGGGGCTGGAATCTGGCAGAGAGATTAAAGGGCTGATTGACAGCGGGGGTGAATACAGGGGCGTTTTTTTTGACTGGGCGGATGAAAAGATGGAATCTTCTAGCGTAACAGAAAACAAAACACCTGGGCGGACGGAATCGGATGGAAATTGTGAGAAAAAGGAAAAGAAGCCTTCTAAGTGGGATGATCCTGAATATGTGAAAAAATGGCGGCATGAATGGTATTTGCAGCATAAGGAATACATGAAAAATTATGCTAAACAATATGCGGAAGACCATAAAGAAGAACTGGATCAGTACAGGAAGGCTAACGCTGAGAAAATCAAACAGAAGAAAAAGGAATGGCGGGAAAAGCACGCTGAGGAAATACGAGCTTATAACCGGGAATATTTTAGGAAAAGGCGGAAGGCTAAAAAGGCGGCGGAAAATGAAAAAAAATGAAAAGGTTTTGAAAATCAAACTGCGGAAAAATGAGGTTCCGGCCGGATTTGGCGCGCGGGTGGAAATCCTGCGGCCTACTTCTTTCTTTTGGCGGCGACAGCTGGAAAGTTTAAGGGTGCAGCTATACTACGGGTATGCCTACAGGATTGAAACGGTTTTGAAATATGGATTAAACAGCTGGACCGGGCGCGTGGAAAAAGTGAATATTTTTTATAATGACCGCAAAAAGAAATGGTGGTATAAGATTTTTATACAGGTTGACGGGATGAAGATCTGATTTGCAATGCACTGGAAACGGTGCATTTTTTGTGTTTTTTTTTGAAAAAAGTTATTGACACTTTTCAATAATTGCAGTATATTTATAAGTGTCAGGGGGGTTTGGTGATTCACCCAGGACAAGGAGCAAAACATGGAAAACATTCAGATTAAAGAAGGTTCAATCTTTTACAGCAGCTGGGGTTATGACCAGACAAACATTGACTTTTACCAGGTTGTAAAAGCAACTGCAAAAACTGTTTGGCTTAGAAAGCTAAATGCAAAGGTTGAAGAAAAAGGCTTTATGAGCGGCGACACTATGCCGGTTGTAAACAGCTTTTATGATGATGAAATCCTTAGAAGAAGGGTTTCTGATTATGGCTGGGGACCGCGGGTTTCGATTGAAAGTTATGCTTCTGCTTCCCTTTGGGACGGCAAGGCTAAAACCTGCAGCTGGTATGCTTAATTAAAAAGCCGGGGCGGTTGCCCTGGCGTTTGGAGGTGGCGGAAATATGGCGGAAGCTGAAAAGAAAAAAGACGGGCGTGGCGGCGCGCGGGCTGGATGTGGGCGGAAGGCTACAGGAAGGCAGAAGATCTATGCTACTACGGCGATTGCCGGAACGCCGGAAGAAATTGAAAAGTTGAAAAAGGCGGCGGCGGATGCCGGAAAGTCGGTTTCACGGTTTGTGCTGGACATGATTTAATTTTTCTTCAAATTGTGATATAATCTTTGCAGTGATTTACACGGAGGTTTATATGAACAAGGTTGGGAAATTCTTCAAGAATTTATTTTTCGTTTTGGCGGCTTTGCTGGTGGTGCTGATTATTGCTTTTAATATCGACACCAGGAAGAAAAAGGCTGCGGAAGTTCCAGCGGCTGAGGTTCCGACGGTTGAAGCTGCGGCAAATACAACAGCTGATAATAAGCCGGAAGTTTATGTTTACTGGAACGGAATGCAGGCAGCTTTGGCAAGTCTTACAAAAATTAAGGATTTTGATAAATATTACGGAATTGTTTCTATTGCTGATTTTGAACACTTTTCTGATGATGATTATTTGAAAACTTTGGAAAGTGTTGAAAAAAGCGGAATCAGTTATTTAGCTGTTAGATGCTTAGACACTAACCAGGTTTTGGTTATTCATGATGTAAGTAGATACGGAATGGCAAGTTTTGGCACTATGGACGAGCGTGGGAACTTGCAAAAGTTGCTTTATTACTTTACTATCGAAAACGGAAAGGTTTTGCGCTTGACTGATGCAGAACTTGACGCGCTGGAAAGTGCGAAAAATTAAAACAGGCTTTTTTACCAGTCAGACATTCAGGCGGCTGACTTGCCTGCACGTTGATTTGTCGGCGTAAATCGTGCAGGGACTTAAAAAGAGGAATGGCATCCTAGTCCTGACGACAAGGGACAAAATGCTATTAAGGGCAGTTTTCACTGCCCTTTTTTATTTTAAAGCGCGTTCATTGCATCGTTGTAAAAGACCTGCATTTCCCTTGCGGCCATTTCACTGGCTGGTTTAAGCCAGGGATTTGCCGGGGTGATTGTGGATTTATGTTTCATATTCAGGACCATTTTCTTTTTGAATGATACTGCATCGCCGGACTTCCTGAATGATGTTACTTTGAAAACGCTGTTGTTATAGCGGACAAAACCGCCGGTGTTTTTTGCGACAAAGGCACGGGCTACAGAATTACTTTTCTTTGAGCCGTGGCCGGATGCCATTGGGATTATCTGCGATTTTATTTTTGAATAATACATTGAAGCTGATACGCGGTTCTTTGGATTTCCGCGGCGGGCTGTTACTGTTGGAATGATTAAGTTTCCGCCAGAAGAACTTCTTTTTGTTCCGCCGGATTCCTGACGGGCCATGTATTCAGCGCGATCTAATATTCCGGTGTAGCTGGCAAGGTTTACAACAGTGTTTGCCTGCTGGCATTTGGTATAGCGCACGCTGTTTGCCGTAAAATTATTACGGGTAATGAAATTCTTATGAATGTTCTCTTTTGCGTATTCTGACGCCTTAAACGCTGCCTGGTTTAATGACAAGGCGGCAGCTTTTATCATTGTATGGCGTGCGTCGTCGTATGCTTTGGAAAATGTATTGAATGTTTTAATTGAACTCATGGTTTTATTTTTGGGCGGGTCTTGTAAAAACGCAATAACAAAAAAAATGTCCGTGCATGGAACACGGACTTGTGATTCACCCGAAGGAAGCATCTTCAGATACTTAAAAATATAACACATTTAGCGTTTTTGTCAAGGTGGAAAGAAATTCACGCTATATGTGGGGAATTTTCCACAAGTTTTCCACTCTTGTGGATTGATATGAGTACTCACGGGGATGCTGAAACAAGTTCAGCATGACGGGTAAAGGAAAATAAAAGTTGATGTTATAGCGTTATTTATAGTTTGAATTGAAAATGAAAACTATGGGCATACTTTTAGACGATCCAGACGGAATCGGAAATTTAACAGGAAAGCAATATTGGGAAGTGCAGCTGAGAAACAAAAAGGTTCTGCTGCAGAAGGTGCAGGAAGGAATTTTGCATTTATCTTCTGCTTCCGGCGCAAACAATATTGTTTCTTACACTATCGACACGGGGCAGGATAAACAGACTGTTACACGCGCCGACTTATCTTCTTTGAAATCACTGGAATTTAATCTGCAGAAAGAAATTGCGGCTTTGGAAATGCAGCTTTATAACAATGCGCCGCGAATAATTCAGCCGGGGTATTGATATGGGTTTGTTTAATTTTGGAAAAAAGAAGGAATCTCAGATAATGGCAATGCCGGAAAAAACACTGAATAATTACGGCGTTTATCTGCGTGCTTTGGCCGGTGATTCCTGGAACGGTTCAAAGTTTGCGGGCAGCTTTGGCCCGATTGACGATTTTACTTTTGTTGACTACTGGACACTGAGAAAAAGAAGTTTACGTTTATTCCGGGAAAACATTTACGCAAAAGGTATTATCCGCCGTTTAATCTGGAATGAAATTCACACTGGACTTGTGGCAAGTCCGGTTCCAGAAAGTTCAATTATCTGGCCTAAAGAAGATCCGACTGCACGGGAAGAAAAAGGCGTTCGTTTTGGTGAAGAAATTTCTACACAGTTCAATTTATACGCAAATACACCGACTGTTTTTGACTGGGGAAAGCATCGCAATTTTGGTGAGTTCCAGGCACAAGTTCGCTTTGAATCTTTGGTTTGCGGCGACGGTATTATTATTTCAAGAATTGACAAAGACACACAGCTTCCGCGCTGGCAATGGGTAAACGGCGACAATATCAGAACGCCGGATAATTACTCATGCCCACCGGGCGGATATATTAAGCATGGTGTTGAGTTTGACAAGAACGGAAAAAAGATTGCGTTCCATGTTAGAAGCGAGGTAAACGGAACGGTTACTTATGAACGTGTTCCGGTGCGCGGTAAACATTCCGGCCGTTTAATTAGCTGGATGGTTTATGGTTCAGAAACGCTTCTGGATGATACACGCGGGGAACCGTTCCTGGCTGATACTCTTTATATGCTTAAAGACCTTGACCGCTACCGCGATGCAGAAACACGCGCTGCGGTTGTTAATGCCATGCTTGCCTACTTCATTGAGCGTGGCGGCAATAATACGACTTTCACACGTCCTACTGACGGACTTGCTTCCCGCTTACGGCCGAACAATATTGAGCCTAAAGGCTACATGGAAGAAGGACCGCGGCAGGAAATTAAAATCACTGAACCTGGCACGATTTACGATAATCTTTTGCCGGGTGATCATATTCAATCATTCCAGACTAACAGACCTAACGTTAACTACTCCACTTTTGAACAGGCTGTTTTAAGCGCTTTGGCTTGGACTCACGGCATTCCGCCGGAGATTTTAATGCTGAAATTTGGCAGCAACTATTCTGCATCACGCCAGGCAAATAATGAATTTGAAGTTTATCTTTCACGCCAGGTAAAGAAAAATGCTGATGATTTCTGCCAGCAGATTTATGAACAGTTTGTAACTCAGGCGGTTTTGACCGGGCAATTAAATCTTCCTGGATTCATTGGCGCTTACAATGATGTTTCAAAATGGCGGATGATTTCTGCCTGGCTTAGCTGCGCATGGATTGGCTTGAATCGTCCGGCTGTTGACAGGCAGAAGGAAGTTTCTGCTAGTCAAACGGCGCTTGATAATGGACTTTCAACATTTGACATTGAAGCAAGAAGAACCTGCGGTTTGAGCTTTGCCCAGGTTATGCAGACGCAAAAGCGCGAACGCGAGCTTATGGAGCGCATGGGATTCACGCCGCACGTTGACGAAGATAACAACGGAAAGCCTGCTTATTCTTCCGGCAATAAGGATGATGGCGGCGAGGATGGCGACGATGGAAACAACGGAGCCATTTAGCTGGCTGAAACATGAAGCTGAACTGAAGCGTGAAATTGACGCTTTGGAAAAACTGGTTGCGGAACTTAAAGCGGATCTGAAAGAAAAGAACGGTTTAGTGAGCGACTGGAAAAAACGCGCACTGGCGGCGCAAACGGCGGTAATGCAGGCGTATATGATTGCGTTGCGCGAACACTGGAACGCCGCTGAAGATATAAAACCGCCGATGGGTGTTCTGGTCTGGTGCCAGAGTTATGGCGGGGTTCAGAAAGCTGCGTTTTTTGTGGAGGGTGAAACGTGGTACACGGAAGACCACAAGAAAATGCACGTGGAATGGTGGCAATATTTGCCATTACAGAAATAAAAGGAGGTTGCTATGGAAAACATGGATAAAGAACTCTTTTTGAAAATGTATGCAGATATACAGGAAAACAGCAAGGTGATGGCAAGGGTTGAGGAGAAAGTTAACAACATTGTAGTTGTAACTGAACAGCAGCAAAAACAAATAAACAAGCTCATTGAAGATAACATTAAAAACCAGCAGGACAAAGAGGAACTGAAAAAAATCAGCAATAAACTTGACGGGGCTTTAACAAGAATTGATTCGCTGGAAAAAAAAAGCGGTCAGGTTGCGTTAGGGGCCTGGAAGAAAATAGGACTTGTAATTCTTACGGTTGTAGTAACGGCCGTGACAACGGGCGTAATAACCGCAATTACAACAGTGCTAAATAAATGAGGTAGAAGAAATGGCTGAAGAAATCAAAGATGTTACCAGTGACGAAGCTGGAAAAGACGAAAAGAAATCTAAAACCGGAATTAAAAATCTTTCTAAGCTGGGAATTATCCTGGCAACGGTAGAAATGATTGCTATTCCGGTTTTGAAATGGGGCGGCATCCTGAAGGAAGTTGACATTGGCGATGTTATAAAAATTGCCATTGGACTTGTTGCAGTGTGGACGCCGGGCTTTATTTCCATCTGGCTGGATAAGATTGCGGCCGCGTTGATTGCAAAGTTTACAGGCAAGGTTGAAGGCAGTTCCAGCGGCGAGGTTTTGCAATGAAAGCGATGTTAATTTTGTGCGGCGTGCTTTTTCTTCTTTTGGTGATTTTTATTTTGCTTTTCGTGATATTTCGTAATAAGGCGAAAAGCTACAAAGAGAGTTACCAGGAAGCGCAAAAGCGCAATGAAGAATATGCGGCGGAGCTTGGAAAGGCAAAGGCTGCAGAATGGATTAAAAGCGACGAAAGGAAAAAGACGGATGAAAAGATTAAGGAAACTAACAGCAAAACTGGCCGTGATAAGTTTGATGCTATTAACGACGGGTTGCGTAACAACGGAAATAAAAACTAGAACTGTAGTTCCTGCTGTTGATTGGCCGGTATTCCCGGATCCGGCAGGAATTGTTGTTTATGACGATGTTACCGACATGGTTTCTATGCCGCTGGAATTTTACGAAAGAATCTATGAATACAAGCTGCGGGTT